AAATATTAATGCTACAGACACACAAGGATTAGTAGGATCTGATTACACTAATGCAATAGCACTATTAGCTAATCAAGATGATTATCAATTTAATGTAATATCAGTTCCAGGTTTATCAACACAACACCAATCAGCTCAAATTACTAGTGTAATGAATAATTCTATTTCACGTGGTGATAGTATTGCTGTAATAGATTTAGTTGGTTATAACCAATTAATTAATACTGTAGTAGCACAAGCAGGAGGGATTGATAATAGTTACACAGCTACATATTGGCCATGGTTACAAACAGTTGATCCTAACTCAGGACAATTAGTTTATATACCAGCATCAACATTTATACCAGGTGTATATGCATTTACAGATGCTTCAAGTGATCCATGGTTCGCACCAGCAGGTATTACTAGAGGTGGAATGGGTCAAGTTGTTAGAGCTGAAAGAAGATTAACTTCTACAAATAGAGATACTTTATATGAAGCAAATATAAACCCAATTGCAACATTCCCATCACAAGGAGTTGTAGTATTTGGTCAGAAAACATTACAAAAAGCTGCTTCAGCATTAGATAGAGTAAATGTACGTAGATTATTAATTACACTTAAGAGTTTTATCTCTCAAATTGCAGATAATTTAGTATTTGAACAAAATACAATTGCAACAAGACAAAATTTCTTAACACAAGTAAATCCATATTTAGAAAGTGTTCAACAGAGACAAGGATTGTATGCCTTTAAAGTAGTAATGGATGAAAGTAATAACTCACCAGATGTTATAGATAGAAATGAGTTAGTAGGACAAATTTTCTTACAACCAACTAGAACAGCTGAATTTATATTACTAGATTTCAATGTACTACCAACTGGAGCAACATTTCCATCGTAAAAACTAAAAAGATAAATATTTATAATAAAATAAACATATAAAATGGCAGTATTAAACCCAAACGAAATATTTTTCACAGCATTTGAACCAAAACAAAAGAATAGATTTATCTGTTTTGTAGATGGATTTCCCGCTTACATTATGAAAGGTGTAGGAGCTGTAACTGTATCACAAGGAACAGTACCTTTAAATCATATTAATGTTCAACGTTTTGTGAAAGGTAAAACAACTTGGGGTACTATTCAGTTTACATTATTTGATCCAATTACTCCATCTGGGGCACAATCAGTAATGGAATGGGTTAGATTACATCATGAATCAGTAACAGGTAGAGATGGTTATAGTGATTTCTATAAGAAAGATCTTACAATCAATGTATTAGGACCTGTAGGTGATGTTGTTTCAGAATGGATTATCAAAGGAGCAATGATTACAGAAGCTTCATTTGGAGATTTTGGTTGGGATCAAGAAAATGCTGCCCAAGAAATTACAATGACTGTACAACCAGATTACTGTGTATTAAATTTCTAAAAAATAATTACATAACTTATCAAAAATTGCTTGGCTTACGCCAAGCTTTTTTGTATTTTGTATACGTATAACTGATAAAAACGTTTTAATTAAATAAAGATTATATGAGTGAATTTAAATTTCCAAGTGAAGAAGTAGAATTACCTTCAAAAGGTTTAATATACCCAAAAGACCATCCACTTTCTAATGGTAAAATAGAAATTAAATATATGACCGCTAAGGAAGAAGATATTTTAACTAACCAATCTTATATTCAAAAAGGAACAGTATTAAATAAATTACTAGATTCTGTAATATTAACAGAAGGGGTTAAACAACAAGATTTAATATTAGGAGATAAAAATGCAGTATTAGTTGCTACTCGTGTATTAGGTTATGGGGCAGAGTATAAATTTACTTATAGGGGAGAAGAAAAAACTGTTGATTTATCTTCTTTAGAAAATAAAGAATTTGATGAATCTTTAATTACCCCAGGTAAAAATGAATTTAAATTTGTTCTTCCTCATACTAAAACCCCAATTACTTATAAAATTTTAACGGGTGCCGATGAAATTAAAATTGATAGAGAATTAGAAGGGTTAAAGAAAATTAACAAAAATTCATCTCCTGAATTAAGTACAAGACTAAAATACATTATTACTTCAGTTAATGGGGAATCCGGGTCTAAAGAAGTTAGAGAATTTGTTGATAACTTTTTGTTAGCTATAGATTCTAAAGCATTAAGAAAACACCTTAGAGACACTCAACCAGATGTAGATCTTCATTATATAGACGAAGATGGAAAGGAGGTAGCCATCCCTATAGGGATTAGCTTTTTTTGGCCTGAGCTCTAATATAGCACCCCAAATTAGGGTAGGACTATTTACCCAAATACATTCTATACTATTTCATGGTAAAGGTGGATATGATTATTATACTGTGTATAATATGCCTGTATGGTTACGTAAATTTACCTTTAAACAAATATCCGACTTTTATGAAGAAAAAAATAAAGTACAAAAAGCATCACAAACCTCAGGTAAAACTTCACTAGTAGGAGATGATGGTAAAGTTAATGCACCCGCATTTAAAAATGCAACAAAACAGTATCAAAATAAAAGCAGCTATAAATAGTTGCTTTTTTTAATATTTATAATAAAATAGATACTAATGGCTGATATGAAAGACCAAGCTAAAGCAGCAGGTGAATTTAAAGATAATTTAGATAAAGCTGCTGATTCTCAATCTAAAATTAAACAAAATTTAGATGAAATTCTTTTTGAACAAAGGAATCTTGCTAACGAAGCTCGTGGGTTTTCTAAAGCGGTATTTGATAATAATATCCAAGTAAATGCTACAGCTGCTGCTTTTAGAGGTATAGCTAGTATATCATCAACAATAAATTCTAAAATTGAAGACATTATAACTGGAGAAAAAACCTTAAATGATTTACAAAAAGATAGAAATAAATTAAGAGAAAAAGAAAATTCTTTAGGGGTAGAATTAAACCAAGCAGTAGGAGAATTTGGGGCATCCAATATTAATATTCAAGAAATTTTAAAAAATAATGTTTCCTTATATGATGCATTGGGTGACTCGGTAGAAAATTTAGAAGATGATCAATTAGCTTTATTAGGTTTATATGAAAGCCAATTAAATACTCTAAGAGATCAGAAAGCAGAATATGATGAAATAGAAAGTTTTGCTAAACAAATAGATGATAATATGGGTGTTGCTGGCAAGGCGACTGAAGGACTTGGTGGTGTTTTAGATAAGATAGGTGCTGGAGATATAGGAAAAAAATTAGGATTAGATGATGCAATAAAAGGTGGTAGAAAAGAGGCTGCTAAATTAGCAGGTACAGCGGGTGAAGGAATGTCCCCAATATCTAAACAACTTAAAGTTGCAGGTAAAATGATTGGTACAATGGGCAAATCATTAGCTAAAGCCTTAGGTCCTATTGCAATTATAGCCGAATTAGTTAAGGGGATGATGCAAGCTGATGAACAGACTAAGGAATTAGGTCGTTCAATGGTAATGACCAAAAATGAATCAAGAAAATTCTCAGCTAATATTTCAGCTGCAGCTAGATCCAATTACCAAATGGGTATTACAGGTACAAAAGTACTTGAAAATATAACTAAAGTAAATAAACAATTTGGTTTTATAAATGAATTTAGTGGAGAAACTTTAGTCAGTATGACTAAATTAACTTATACTTTAAAAATTGGAGCAGAAGAAGCTGGTAATTTAGCAGCAGCTGCAGAAGCAACTGGGGTAAATTTTGAGGATAATTATAAAAATATCCTTGCTGCAAGTTATGAGTTACAACAACAAGCAGGAACTCAAGTTGATTTACGAGCTGTACTTGAAGAAACTGGAAAAGTAACGGGTCAAATAAGAGCTAATTTTGGGGGTAATACTGTTGAAATAGCAAAAGCAGTTACAAATGCTCGTTTATTGGGTACTGAAATGGGTACAATAGCAGCAGCAGGTAAACAGCTCTTAGATTTTGAAAGTTCCATTAGTAAAGAATTAGAAGCTGAATTACTAATTGGTAGAGATATAAACCTTGAAAGAGCAAGAGCAGCTGCCTTAACTGGGGATCAAGTAGCACTTCAAAATGAGTTAGCCCGAGAAATGGGTTCATTTGAAGATTTTACTAAAATGAATGTTATTCAACAAGAAGCTTTAGCAGGGGCAATGGGTATGAGTGCTGATCAAATTGCTGATATGTTATTTAACCAAGAAACAATGAACAAATCAGCTAAAGAATTACGTGCTTTAGGTAAAGATGAATTAGCAAATAGATTAGAACAAAAATCAGCACAAGATAAAATGAATGCTGCTATGGCAGAGTTAAAACAAGTTTTTGTTGATTTGGGGACAGCATTATCCCCCATATTAAATGTATTATCTGTTGCAGCAGGGATT